TACAAATAATAGACCATTATAAAGACCACCATGCCGATCATTACCATCTTGAATTTGATCCTTCTCAAATTGAAGTAGAACAGCTTTATGAGGCTGATATCCCTAAACCAGGAGATAATAATGAATTTGCACCAGGTGAGTTAGAGGCTATATGGGAGATAATAAATGAAGATACAGATGGAGTAGATTAGAATTAATAATAACTATGAGCTATATAATACCTAAATCACAAATAGTAATAAAATCAACTCCTGGAGGGGAGTTTAAAGATGAAAGAACTGGAATTCCTTATGTAGGAGAATATATGGAAACTCTAGATGGGTTTTTATATCAAGGATCAAACAACCTTAACCCAGGAAATAGACTTATCCCAATAAAACCCCCATCTAAAAAACAAAAAACCATTCGTCATAAAACTGTTGCAAAATTTAACTTACTTAAACCTAAGGTAAGAGATTTTATTACAAATACAGAACCCATACCTTCAATGAAAAGATACCCTACAGAAGAAGATTACACCCTAGGATATTTTCATAGATATTTTACAAAAAGAATTAATGATACATATTATCTAGAAATATCTAAAGAAACCTATGATAGTATAATGAATAAAGAAAAAATTTATGACTATAATTTATATGAAGTAGGACAAATCAAATGGTATTTAGTAGGTAATGTTTTTAAATCAAACTCTTTAGAAATCGAAAAAGCAGAAAGACAATGGAAAAATTTATCTCATTTCTTTCCTATTTTTAATGAATTCCAAAGATCAACCATACCAAATCAAGAAGGACTCTATACTCCAGGAGGAGAATTATATAGAGCAGATGGTACAGAATATATAGGTGAATACCATATCCATACAACAATGGGACCTATGGAAGGTCCAATTCATACCGAAAACCCTCACCCTAAATTATATTATCTAAGCCAATTACCTACTCCTAGAAATATGGATTATGAGGATTTTTTAAAAGAATATCCCCCTCCTAACATACCATCAGAAATTCCTACAACTACTGAAGCTACCCCAAATAGAGGAGAAGGTACAATTCCTAGAATAGAAAGCTATAATTGTATAGCTCAATGGGGGATACCTCCTTCAGGATATTCTGGGTTTATAAATTCAGATGGACAAGCTCCTTTATCTTCTACTTGTGTAGATCCAGGAGATGGAACCGGTGTTTATAAATATTCTGAATATGCTTCACAAGCCCTTTCTACTTGTCAAAGTTCTTGTGATGGAACTACAGAAACTTTTGGTATTGGATGTTTATGGCCTTTTGACCCTAATCATTGTTCTTCTTGTGATATCCATGATGTTAGTTTATGTACAGGTACTTACATGCACAGTGTTGAAGATTTCAATACAGAACAAGAACAAGGTGCATATACTTGTTTTTGTGGAAACTATGATGGATTACCTTACTATTCTCAAGTTTGTTGTTAAAGTATTAGGTTTTTATAAAAATATTTCATATGTTAAGGTATGTTTTATCTTATAGAAACCGACCCACAATTTAAAGTACTGCAAAGTAAAATCGCAGGATCATGTTATATAGACTATATCTATGGCAATGACAACACCCACCCCGCTCTTGCAGAAATTATTGGTATCTATGTTTCTGAGTTATATGAGGATAAAGGTTATATTTTACCCATCAACCACCCAGAATGTATAAATTTACCAAAAGATAAGGTATTTGACTATATAAAATCATTTAAGAATCTTTTTATTTTAGATAAAAAAGCCGCTTTACATGCGAACCCTTTAAAATCTTATACGGATATACAATACAAATATTATTTTGAAAAAAATGAACCGTTTCCAAATGAATTTGACACACAAGCTCACACGTATTTTTACCGTAAATTCCCACAGACAAAGGTAAATAAAATGATACCTATTGGGAAACACTACGAGCGTTGCCAAGAAAGAAAACGTGCTCTTACGCCATGGTTTCAAGTTCATGTAGGAACTCATTATGATGAAAAAGTTATACCTAGTTTATATTTGTTAGAAAAAAATTCATTAAAAATTAATGATAAGTTCGATAAACATTTTAAGCCATATAATAAAAAACACTCTGTAAAAGATAATAATATATACGGATGGTATAATCCATACACCACAACGGGACGACCTGTAAATAGTTTTAATGGGATAAATTTTGTAGGTTTAAAACATGGTACTGGAGAACGTGATTGTTTCGAACCTAAAAATGATTATTTTATAGAAATGGATTATGATAGTTTTCATCCTTATTTAATAGCAAATATGATAGGATATGACTTTAAAGATTACCCTTATCATGAATTAGCCAAATTATATTTTGATACAGACGACCCAACACCAAGTCAATATAAAGAAAGTAAAATTTTAACTTTTAAACAAATATATGGGGGTGTTAATAAAAAATATTTACACCATCCTTTCTTTAAAGGTATACAAAAATATACAGATGAAAAATGGAATGAATTTCAAGAACATGGTTATACAGTAAATTATTGTAATAAAAAAATAAAAAAAGAAAACCATAAAGATTTAACACCCCAAATATTATTTAATTATTTAATTCAATCTAAAGAAACAGACCTAAACATGCGTATATTAAGTACTATACACATTGCATTAAAAGATTATAAAACTAAAGTAGTCTTATATAATTACGATGCGTTTGTTTTTGATTTTTGTGACGCCGAATATGATAGTCTTTTTAAGACATTAGAATATATAATCAGTAGTAATTATCCCATAAGCATAAAGAAAGGAATCCATTATGGGGCTTTGCAATAAATCTATATTTATACACAGAATAACCCAATGATTTATGAACAATCGTTTATACTGTACGTTCGTTGAACCTAACGAAATCAAAGAAATATCTGAAAAGATTCAATCTTCTTACAAAGTTCTCTTTGATAAGATTTTTGTTTTAGAAAGCACAGATAAAGAAAAAATTATGTTAACTTATAATATTGATATGGGTAATGTAGAAGGAGAATTTGCGGTTGGTAATACAATATTAGTTCACAGAAAAAAACAAACAAATACTCTTTATACAATAAATGCCTTAAATGAACTTATAAAAAGTTTAAACAATGGAGTTTTAGATAAATCATTTTCTATAGAGTGGAATAATTATAGAAATTGTATTTTATTAGTACAAGCAGAGGGTTTTAAAAAAATTGATACAAAAATTAGAGAAATTATTAATTTATAGTGAGGCACGATTATAAATCATTTTTACAAAATTTAAATGAACAAAACTGGAGTGGAGAAGACTTTAGTTGCGTTGTAGACTTTGATCTATGGGTACAGGAAGCTGTCCCCTTTGGTTGGGATGGTGAGACGGCGTGTGCAGAATGTTTGGGGCCTGAAAGCTCTGCATGGCAATTATTCAATCAGTGGTTTATTCTACCTTCAGGAGAGGGAATGTGTTCTTGTTGTTGTAATCAAGTAGAGGACTTTATAGTAATATCTTCTCAAGTATCACCTCTAGACGAGGGGGGTTGTCCTGAGGAAGTTGACCCTATACTAGGATGTACAGACCAATCAGCATCTAATTATGATTCAGAAGCTGACACAGATGATGGATCTTGTGTTTATCCTGTTTATGGTTGTACAGACCCATCAGCCTTTAATTATGATCCTAATGCTGATGAATTAGGTGATTCTCTATGTTGTTTAGATAGTAC